GTAACTGTGGTTGGTGTAGTTACGGTTGTGACAGTAACCGGAGTTGTTTGTGTTACCACTGTTGTAATTGGTGTAGTGCTTACTGTATTTGTTGTGCGAACAACTGTTAATTGTTTGTCATTGTTACTACCGCGAGAATCACTGTGAGTTATTATGCTAGTAGTTACACCGTTCGAAGTAGTGGTTGTTGTGACCATTGTTCCTGGTGTTTCTGTTGTGGTTACAATGCTTGTTCCTGGAGTGGTACTAACCACGGTAGGGGAAGTATTTAAACTAGAAGTTGCTCCGGCTGTTCCAGGGTTGGCAATGGTTCCATTGCCTGTATCTGTACTGGTTGCTGTGCTACTACTATTATAATAGTAACTAACTTCAGAAACTTGAACGCTGTTACAGTTTTCAGTTCCCAACCATCCGCCGCCGTAAGCTGCCATACAGTTTGTCATATCAGGATACAGATCCAACGCCTTTGTACTGTCAAATGTTATAAAGTAATAAACATAAGCATTGGTATTTGTTACCACAATATCGCTAGATGTTGTATAGCGACTGTCACTTAATATTATGCTTTGATTGTTGGCAATAGTAGTCCAGGTTACACCATCGTTGGAGCCAAACAAACTAAATTTGGTTGGGTCGCGTGGTGCATAGTCATTTGCTGTTGTAATTGTAAATTTTTCAATCACACGACCTTGATCCAATTTAATAGTAAAACCAGCACTGGCACGATCAAAGTTTAAATATTTGGTATTTGTATTTCCATCAATGACGTTAGTGGCTCCTTCGCCACTTGGACTATTTGTACTTGTGGGTGTAACTGATACAACATTAGTAGATATGACTGCTACATAAGTTGCAGTTGTCACACTACTTGCAGTTTGCCCAGCACTCAATGGTGTAGTACTTGCCCAGGTATATGAACTTGCTTCACTGCTAGTTACACTGGTATCCATGTTTGTAAAACTAGCACTAGATCCATATGCATAACCAGCTGATGTTGTAATTACTGTTCCAAAGAAACCAGATCCAATGTAGAATAATGCATCTGGGCCAATGGCTTGTAGTGTACCGGTGTCATGCAATACCTGTGCTTGTGTTCCATCGGCATTGTATAATCCCAATCCATAGGTACCAGGATTTGTTGTACTATTAAAAAATGCAAAGTATTGTCCACTGCCAACCGTAGGATGTTGGAAATTCATATCGTATGGTGCAATAAAATTACTTGCATTTAATGTGGTACCAGACCAATAGTATTGAACGTCGAATATTTGATTTGTACTGAAGTGACCGTCTGTAATATCTGCTTTAACCGGAAGAATTGATGATAGAAAAACAGCAAAAGTCACAGCGACTTTGCTGAAAAATTTCATGATTGCTAGCTCCTTAACGTGTAGGCTTGAACGTTTTGGTTTTTGTTTTTATTCTAAGGCCTACACGTTATTTACTGCTACCATTCAATTAATTATGTGGTGCTTGATCTTTTTTGTTTGTCAATGCCGGTCCGGTGGCTTTGGCCTCTTCTTTGATACGTTGACTTGCTGGACTGCGTCGATGATGTTGTACATGATGTTTGATGGGAGGAGGATGTTTAGGGGGGCTGTGTTTAAACCAACTCATATATGTCTCCTTTGGTCAAAAAAAAGCCCCTGTAATTACAGGGGCATTATAATTAAAATACTTCATATTTACTGCTTGATCTTTCTTCACCAGCACCCAGCACACAGGCTAGTTTATCATCATATTCAATCACGGTCCAGGACCGTGTTTCTTTATTTGCTAACAAAGTAATATGTGTATTGTGTACTGTCTTTCCTACCCAGACCGGTGTCTCTTTGAATACATCAGTGAAATAATTCATCACGGTCTGTGCATCTGAACATTTCAAAGGTTTGTTTAAGTCTACTATCTCCTGGGCGTTGGCTATAAGGCTAGTTAGGCAGAATAGGAACGCCATTGCTATTTTTAGCATAATGGTTCCTTAAACAGTTATTTACCAGAAAATATTAGAAACTTTAAGGCGCGAATTCTGGACTCATGATATATGCCGTGACTCCAATTCTCTGCCGTTCGTTAAAGATATCTCGCCAAGCAGGCATTTTGCGAAATCCATTGGTAATTCTATCATAGACAAAATCCGGTTTATAGCTAGAGGGTTTAAGTTTAGGTGCTTTGCCTGGGTAAGCACTATTTCCGTGACAGTGACGACACTGACCGTCCCATACTTGCTGCCCTAATACTATTAACGAAGTATCCTTCAACACCGCATTTGTAAATGCTGGCGCTAGTTCTTGGGCGTTGGCTATAGAGCTAATTAGGCAGAATAGGAACGCCGCTGTAAATGCCTGTTGCATGGCAGCTCCTTAAACTAATATTTATAAATACTGAACCCATTATGGAGGCCAATATGTTACTAACAATAGCTTTAACTGTTGCACTCAGCGTAGAAACACTTTCTAATTTAGAATTGGAAAAATACTACTGGGATTGCGATACTGCTTTTATGAAGGGCGAAATGGGCGGGCAAGACATGAACAGTTGCCTAACAGTGACTGAGGAATTTCAGTCACGTATATTCAACAACGATAAAAAAGCATTTATCCTTTATTGGAACAAAAACAAAAATCAAGAGTGGGGACGTCGCGGTTTTGTATTAAAAAAATCAATCTGATTAGGGTTTAATATCTTTAGCAACACAACGTACTACTAGATCAGATTTGTTTTTTATTATAAGAGTTGCTGCTTCCCAGCATTCTTCAAATCTTGAGTAAGATTTCCATTCTCGTTCAACACCATCTGACAAGTACAACACAAATAACACATATACAGTAATCATTTAATGGCATATCTACTAACTACAATTTCATAGAAACTGTCAATCTCTCCACCAAACTTACCAATGAGGTGTTCGGAGAGATCACGGCAGAGCTTGCCATTTTTATCTTTGTTGGCTTGTACAAATTCTTTGTGTAACTTTTTCCAATGATCAATCATGGTCACTTCTGTCAGTGGGATTTTTTCACTTTCAACTACACAAAATGTTTCCAAGACTGCATCCTGTACAACATGTGGTTCAAGTTCTAACACTATGTATCTGTTGGCTAGCTCTTCGGCTACAGTCCTATTAAATATCATTTGCATTATTTTGTGCTTTCATATGTACGTTTTACAACACCTACATCTTTATATATCTGTTGTACAGCCCGAGCTTGATAATAACAGTCGATTAACGCATTGTGTGCGCCTGTGCGACCTTTTTCGCGTGGGTCGCCGTGTACTCCAAAAAGTGTACGGCTGTCACGAACTTGCCAGAAGTGCCAAGGTGTAGGTTTGCTGAGTTGGCGATACAAGTTTTCTAAAATAACAATGTCGAATGCAGGACCTTGACACCAGATATTTTCTACTCCTACCAGGAACCGATTAAGACCGTTTGTCATATCATCAATGCTGGTACGTTCGTGTTCGCCTAGTGCTTCATCACGCACATCTTCAGGTTGCTTGCCCCACCATTCAATGGTACTTTCTAGCACATGTCTATCCATGGCCAGTTGTTCGTCAACATTGACTCTATAGTACAGACCACCCTCAGTATCTACGTCCTGACCAAACGGATCAAATTTAACTGCGCCAATGGTAAGGATAACTGACTCTGGACGGGTGCTCAGAGTTTCCAAATCAAGCATGACATCCATTATTGGCTCCTTAGTGCCTTCGTTGATTCTGCTTCAACAACACGTCGACGCAGACTGCTACTGCTAAACGAGTGATCACGACCATTAAATACTATTTCAATATTGCGTTTCCAGCATTCCTCATCGCCTGAGAATGGTTTGCCTTCGTACTCTACGCCAAGGATACGTGCATCCACCGGCAAGATTAACAATAGGTCACGAAGGTCTTGTTCAGTTTGATAAACAACCACTTCATCAACATAACGGCAAGCCGCAAGTTGGATCTGTCGTTCCACAATGCTTTGAATAGGTTTATTTTTAGTATCAGGTCGGTCAATTGTGGGGTCAGTCTGAAGACCTGCAATAAGGTAATCACAGTGATTCTTGGCTTCCGACAGCATAGCAATGTGACCTGCATGTAACATGTCAAATGTGCTAAATGTGATTCCTATTTTTTTACCTTGTGACTTGAGTACTTTAATGTGATTGAAAATCATTTCACTGGTTCTAATTTGATGTTTAAAGGAAAGCCGTTGGTACGAGCAAGCAAAGTGGCTTCAACACCTTTTTGTTCTGCAATTTCGTAAGGCAAGGTTTTAACCACGCTACTACCTTCGTCATTGATTCGTTTGGTAATTTCGTAGGCTGTGTTTTCATCATGATGAAAAATTGATTTTAATGTTTCAATCACAAACTCCATGGTTGTAACGTTATCATTCATGTAGATAACATTGAACAAACTTGGCGGCTCTACTTCATGTTTAACAACAACTTTAGGTTTATTGATGGTTTCAGTTTTACTCATAATTTAAATTGGATTAGTAGGGACAAAATTGTCCCTACTGTGGTTACATTATATTACTTAGCGAAAGTAATTGCAATCTTCTTGGGCTTTTGTTCGTCCGGAACAATATGCTCAAGACTGATAGCAAGGATGCCGTTAACCACTGTTGCCCCTTTTACTTCAACATTGTCGGCCAAAGTAAAATTGCGAGCAAAATTTCGGGCACTAATACCACGGTGTAGGTATTCTTGCTCGTCCTTGACTTTGCGCTCCCCACTGACAGTAAGTACATTGTCTTTGTACTCGATGTCTAGTTCATCTTCGTTAAATCCAGCAACTGCTACTTGAATAGCATAGTTGTTTTCATCAACTCGGATGATGTTGTATGGAGGATAATTACCATCTGTTTTGCTGTTGGCAAAAGTGCGATTCAGTTCGTCAAAAACACGGTCAAAGCCAATGGCGCGACTGTGTAATTGAGCAGCAAATTGTGGTAAGTCAAGGGTGTTGAGTGTGAATTGTGTCATTTTGTATCTCCTTTAGTAAGCAAAATATGACGTTTAGAATGTAGCC